AATCGCCTATTCAATAATTATATGAGAAATAAAATATTAAACAAGTTTATTTTTATAAAACTCAATATAGTCAGAACATATACCTAAACACGAATTTGTATTATCATTGTTTAGTTCCGGCAATACTGCTATGCTGTTATAGACAGGTTGTTTGCCGGGATATACCCAAACAAATCCTCTGCTTGTAAGTGTAAGTGTATCTTCTTGATGCCAAAAATAATTATACAATTCCTTATTTGTTGTAAAAAATTCTACAGCTTCTACATTCTTACAATGCACCCATAACTTATTCCTATACTCACATAACCATTTTTCTGCAATGCTACTTTCCGGAATATCATGTCCGAGAAAAAGATTTTTGTTGTAAACCCAAACATCTATCTCCACATCAAAATTTTCTAAAGCCTTTTCTATGTAATCAACAGTATTTTCTAATGCTATAGTTCTACCGTTAATATTACCGCGGTGCGAAATAAAAATCATTATAAATTTTTTTTATAATTTTGTAAAAAGAAATTTAAATCTTCAGGAGTGCCTATACCCCACATTTTTTTAATAAAAAACGGGTATATCTTTTTATTATCAATTAAAGCTTCATTAAAAACAGGGCAAATATAAAATTCATTATTTGTTCTTATATTCTTCTCTATCATCCGTTCGGCATATCTGACATAATCTGATCCTTTTTTCCAATAGTAAAAACCAACAGTAGCAATATTTGAAATAGGTTTTTTTTCTGCAACTTCAACTACTAAATTTTGTTCATTTAATTTTGCAAAAGACCATTTTGGGTGCGTTGCATTGAACACCGCAATACCGCCATCTGCATTTGATTCATTCATCTTATAAAAAAAATCATTTGAATCCCATTCTACAAATTGATCTGAATTAGCTATAAAAAGTGGACAATCATTGTTAATATAAGATTTGGCTAAAAGTGTAGTGCATGCAGCTCCCTCTGTAATACCGTCTACTTCTACAATGCTACATCTTGGAGTTAACAAATTTAAAAATATATCAAGATTGTATTTCTCTCTATGTTTTTTTTGAACGATATAAATAAAATTTGCATTCACATTTATATTGTTAATAACTATCTGTATCATGGGCTTGCCATTTACCTCTATCAATGGTTTAGGAAAAGTATAACCTGCCTCCTGAAATCTACTACCCATACCTGCCATTGGAATCAAAACATTTAATTCGTTATCGCTCCATTTAGGCGTTATCTTCATCTCTTTGTTTTCAATATCTGAAATAGTTTGCATTATATTATTAAGAGTAACTTCTTTAGTATTTTTAACTCTTAATATATTAGCTCTACTTTGTGAGGCTGCAAGAAGCCCGGGAGGTGAATCTTCGAGAATTAACGTCTCTTCCGGTAAACACTTTAAACAAGTCATAGCCTTCCAGTATATTTCGGGGTACGGCTTGCCCAAACTAACATCTTCATTTGAAAGTATTACATCAAAAAATTCTATAATGTTAAGTTTAGATAGCACCGTTAAAACTGTTTTTCTTATACTATTAGAACACAATGCTAATTTATAACCTCTACTGGATAAATTCTTTATTACTTCTATTAATTCTGGCACAGCCTTTAAATTTGAAATATCTTCAAATGTGTATTTTTGCTTTTTATACCAAATATTTTCATGCTCTTGTAAAGGTAATAATTTTTTATCAGAAAGTATTTTAAGTTTATCGAGTGTCTTGAGACCATCATATATTTGTAAATGTTCTTCTTTAGTAATATAGAATTGACTACCAAGGGCTTTATTAAGCGCATTAAAATGAATATCTTTTATATCCACTAGCACGCCATCTAAATCAAAAATAATTAACCTTACCATTTATTTACCGTAATCAAATTTATTAAATTTATGACCCTCACTATACCACTTTGTGCATTCTCCTCTGTTTACAATTTTATAAATAGGGTTAAAGTCTTTCTCTGTATCACTATCATGGTATGTATCTAAGATAGTATCTATATCATCATAAGTTAATCCACCTTCATTTATTAGATTACACCAAGATTCATGACCTATATAAAAATATTTTAATTTATAAAAATATTTTTTAGGAATAAAACACATTGTATCGCTTACTCTAGGATGGTTACCTAAGTTGCTCATTTTATTAAACCCCTCATACAAATAGCAGACTGAAGGGTATCTTATTGTAGTATAATTGGGATCAAATATTTCTAAAAATTTATCTTTTAACAACAAATCTATTCTACAATAAAAAATTGCATCGTATTGATTAATATCAATCTTACTTAAGCTAAAATGAAATAGATTATTAAGACCAATAACATCTGCTAAAATTAAAACCGCTGGATTATATTTTTCGTATATATTAATTAAGTCTTGATTATATTGAGTATTGTATGTTGCAAGACAAACATTTACTTCTACATTATGTTTAAATGATAAATTTTCTAAAAATTTTTTATGAGAAACACACGCATCAATTTGTTCTTTATATGATTCAGGTGTACCCCTAACTCTTGTATTTTGCCCACCACGTCTGAATGATTCACCTATCAATAACATTAAGAGCTTCATTGCTAGTATTTATAATTACTTAAAAATTTTTAAAGTTTATGATCTGCCAGGCTAGGACTCGAACCTAGAACACGCAGATCCAAAGTCTGCTGTGCTACCAATTGCACCACCTGGCAAACGCGGACAGAGTAGGATTCGAACCCACGGAGGTTTTACCCTCTCCCGATTTCAAGTCGGGCGCCTTAGACCAACTCAGCCATCTGTCCTTATGCGGTATGACAGAATCGAACTGTCATCCGATGCTTGGCAAGCACCTGTTTTACCACTAAACTAATACCGCTGGTATTAAAGTATAGTAATATAAGTTAAATATTTTGCAATAGAATTATGAACCAAGCAATACTGATTGTAAGCTTGAAGACCAACCTGCTGATAGCGATGCTACTCTAAATGCAAATTGATCATAAATTTGCACGACTGTTAGAGCAGGTACTACTGTATTATTTTGTAAATTTTCGGGTTGCAATATTTGAACAGTTGAAAGTGAGGGATAAGCAGTTGGATTAGTTTTTGTTAAATTAACAAAGCTCTGCATTATTCTAGTCTGAACATTATCTACATTTACATACTGTATAGGCATCTAATTATTTATTAAATTAGCTATTAGTTAATAGGAAATAATTCCAATCTCTAATCTTATACTCATTTTTAACTAAGAATGTGGTGGGTATAGGTACCGGTTCTTTAGGTTTCTTTAATAGCTTTAATCCACACTCATCAAGTGTCTTACTACCTTTTTTGTGGTTAATATCCTTATGAGAAATAACTACATTTTCCCAGCTATGAATACCACCTTTAGATTTAGGCAAAATATGATCAATAGTAGCATTTCTGTAGGATAATTTTCTTCCTGAATACTGACAAACACCTCCATCCCTCTCATATAGTGTTTGTTTGTTTAGCTTTTTTCTTTTAAAAGGAATCTTACCGTAATTTTCGCAAATTACTATAGTGGGTATTCTGATTCGACCACCAACTATACCAACAGAAAAATGTTCTTTTTCTACAGGTAAGCTGCACCATTCTTGCCAATTCATTGGCTTAATATTAGAAGGCCCGCCTGAATTATCGTAATCAATTAAGAGAGCTTTTACCGAATTTTTATACAAATCAATTAAAGCATTTATACCTGTCTCAACAAAAAAAGGTTGCCAGTTTTTGTTTAGCTTTAAAACACAATGTGTATTTAATAATTCCATTTTTAATGAGCCGGAGGTCGGGATTGAACCGACGACCCGCGGTTTACAAAACCGCTGCTCTACCACTGAGCTACACCGGCAGAAAAAAATTTTATATGAATTAATTACAAAATCAAGATTATTTTAAAGTCAATAAATATTTTAACACATCAAATTCAGCTATAATTTCGTCTAATATATTTTTAAGTTCAGAATCATTTTCATTCATTTCTGAATATAATCCACGTAAAACGTCTATACTATCATCAATAAAAACCGAAGCATTGTTTTCATAATTTTGTAAAACAATATTATAATTTAATTTAGCTATAACTTTACCATATTTTCCAAAATAAGCCTCGACAAAATTATCAACTAGGCCATCCAAATGCTCGTACGCTTTGCCAAAAGCTTTATGTTCCGAAAAACTATCGGTTTGCCAATGAAAAATACGTAATTGATTTTGTATACGTAAAAGAGGTGAAATAATTAAAGCCATAAGTATATTTATAAAAACATTGTATAAATAAACATATGTATTATTCACAAAATTATATGGGTCAAGATAAATGGGTCGACCAGCAATTAAAAAATAAAAGAAACGGCACATTCCTAGACGTTGGTTGTCATCATTTTAGAAATATTAGCAATACTTTTTATTTCGAAAGCGAATTAGACTGGAGAGGGGTAGGTATTGATGCAAATGCAAGTTTTGAAGATGGTTGGAAGAAATTTCGTAAATCTCCATTTATATGTGCTGATGCTACAAAAATTGATTATAACAAACTTCTTAAGGAAAATAATATGCCTAAAATAATAGATTATTTAAGTTTAGATTTAGAGCCGCCACCAGTGACACTTAAGGCATTAAAAAAAATATTTGAAACAGATTTTTCGTTTAATTGTGTAACTTTTGAAACAGATTACTACAGAGACAAGACAACGAGAGATGAATCTAGAAAAATGTTTTCTGAAAGAGGGTATATTTGGATGTGTGAATTAAGCAACCCTATCGGTCCGCAAGACGATTACTATGTACATGAAAGAATTTTTAAAACTTAAAGTTCTTTTATATATTTTTCTATTTTTTGAATAAGATTATCCGCAACATATTGTTTCTCTGGTAATAGCTTAGGCTTCATTTTTTCAATATAAGTCTTAGTATTTAGAGGTTTTAAAAATTTTATATAATCTGTTGTACATTCAAAATTGCATGTTTTTAAAATTATAGAATAAACATAGCCAAACAAAAAAGCATGCTCTTCTTCTGTTAAATCATTAATGAAATAGTTATAGAACATTACAACTGTATTCCTTCAAAAATATCATCTGTCACGGTAGTGTCACGAGCACCAATCTTATAAGCACTAATTTCCGTTTCTTGGGGCGCAACTTGAACCTTGCTACTGTCTAAATAGCTATCCAACCAACCAGATATGGGGTTATTTTTTTCATTAAAAATTTTCTTATACCCAAGAGACCTTAGTCTATTATCACACAACCATTTTGCGTAACCACCTAAAACTTCTGCGTTTAGCCCTAATAACGAACCTTTACTAAACAAATATTGAGCCCATTCAATTTCATTTTTGGCAGCTTGCTCATAGAATGCGTATATCTTATCTTCATTCTTTTTAACGATTGATGTAAACCCCTCTTTGTCTTCATCACGTAAAATTTTTAATAAGTTTTGTGTTATTGCAAAATGTTGTGATTCATCACGCTGAATAAATTTTATTATTTTTGCATTACCCTCCATTATACCACGATACCCAAAATAAAAAGAACATGCAAAAGAAACGTAAAAGACCAACCCTTCCATCACATTGACTGAGAGAATACAATCAAATATTTTTTCTTTAACATCTTTCTTTGTATCGTCCCCGAGAATTTTATCATAGTTCCCTCTTATTAATTCAGCTCTTCTTACTATCTCTTTATCTTCCATAATACTATCAAAAAAGGAAGATGCATCCGGGTGTACATTGTTAAGTAAATAAGAATAACTATAACTATGAATACCTTCAAACCTTTGCCATGTATTCATGCATATTTCTAATTCAGGGTTAGTAACATAGTCTTTAAGAGAATGTATTGAGCGAGACAACATACTATCGCCTAGAGTTTGAAATTTTAAATTAGTGTCAAATACAAATCTTTGCTCACCCTTTAATTCTTTATAATCGTTACGATCTTTTTGTAAAGAAATCTCATGTGGCCACCAGAAAAACTCTTCTTGTTTTTTGAATAACTCAAAAAATACCGGGTATTTAAATTTATCGTAGCGCTGTAAATTTAAATCTTCACCAAAGAATAAAGGTTGTTTGGTATAATCTATATTTTTTAAATTCAAAACACTTTTCATATAATTACTATTTATAATTTGCAAGCACCGCTAGAGCAATCTCTTTCCGAATTCATAGACTGTTCTCTATCACCATCATCAGTATTATTATAATATAAGCTAATTAATCCCATACTATATGCGTAGATTATTTCTTTCATAACCTTGCTATCAGGTAAAATATGATTAGGATAATGACTGTAATTATAGTATAAGTTTGTAGATATAGCCATATCTAGATATTTCTGTATAATAGCGTTAACGTTTATTATCCCCGTGTTATCCGTTAGTTCATAAGCAAGCTCATAATTATCACTATATTTACCAACCCCAGGAACTAGTACCGGTAGCTTACCCATTTTAGATGTTTTATAAGTAACAAGAGACCGGACTGGCTCAACACCATTGGTTGAGCACTGTATTACAGAACTACTCTCACAAGGCATACACGACGACAGTGTTGAATGCCTCAATCCATTCTCTTTAATTTCTTTTCTAAGCAAAATCCAATCTAACGATAGACGTCTCTTAAGAATGTCATCAACATTATCTTTATAAGTATCAACAGGGAGTACACCTTTCGCATATTTCGTTCTATCAAACTTTTCACACCTACCTTTTTCTTTTGCAAGCGCTACACTAGACTTTAAGAGATAATATTGAAAATGCTCCATCCATTCATCAAGCAACGTTAAACAAGATTTTGAGCCATACTTAACATTATTTTTTGCAAAAAAAGCTGCAAGATTAGTGATACCAATACCTAAGCTTCTTCTTTTTTTTGCAAAGTTTTCAGCAGCTTTATTAAAGTAAAATTGTATATCTATTATTTCATCTAAAAATCTAACAATTAGATCACAAACTTTTTCTAATTCTTTAAAATCTTTTATCTCTAACATATTTACAGCTGACAAAATACACATGCCTATTTCAGCATCAGGGTCATTAAAATCTTTAAGAGGTATTGTGGGGTGTATTACTTCTGTACACAAATTAGACATGGTAACTTTATCTGACCATGAACTATGCTCGTTCGCAGTATCTACATTAAGAATATAAATTCTTCCTGTTTCAACTCTCTCTTTAATAATTAATGAAAATAGTTTTCTTGCTGATACTTTCTTTTTAAATTTTATTTTTCTATCACCTTCACATTCTTCATATACTTTATTAAACTTTGAAGTTCCCCATGCTTCAAATAATTGAGGCACTTCATGGGGGCTAAACAAAGTGATGTTTTCGTTTTTTATTACTCTATCATAAAACAGCTTCGACATACCTACCGTATAATCTAATTTTCTAACTCTATTATCATCTGTACCTGCATTATTTTTTAATACAACTATATCTTCAATTTCATAATGCCACCATTGAATATTTGTAGTAGCTGAACCGCCGCGTAAGCCATTCTGTTGCCATGCTTTTACAGAAGCTTCGTAAATTTTTAAAAAGGGTATTACGCCCGTATGAACTACCTCTCCATTTTTTACTGGAGAACCTATAGCACGAATTCTTGACACATCAATACCGATACCACAGCGATTGGCTGTTGCTATAGAAACAGCTGTACTAGATGCAGTAATCGATTCTTTATTATCATCTACTCCTATCAAGCAGCAGCTGGCATAGCTCTTTGATGTAGTTCGTACACCAGCCATAACCGGTGTGGGTAAATTTATTTTGTGTTTAGAGATCGCATTATAAAATCTGCGAACATATTCTTGACGAATATTCTGTTCATAATTTGCAAATGCATACATCGAAATAAGCATATACGCAAATTGAGGCGTTTCATAGATTTTGTCAGTAACTCTATTCTTAATAAGATACTTGTCACATAATTGTTTTAGCCCCGCGTAAGTAAAAAGAAAATCTCTTTCATGATCAATAAATTCACCAATTTTATTAATTTCAGACTCAGAATATTTTTCTAGAATTATAGAATCATAAATTTTATTTTTTATACCAGAATGAATCACGTCTATAAGTCTGGGTGGAATTTTTCCGCCCCACACATCTTTTCTTAGCTGATAACTCAAGAGCCTGCTTGCTACAAATTGATAATTAGGTTTTTCTATAGAAATTAAATTTGCAGCAGATTCTATTAAGACTTTGTGTATTTCTTTTGTAGGTATATTTTCAATAAGATTTAATTTAGCATTAATTTCTACTTCTGAAAGACCAACATCTTGAATACCATCTATTGCCCAATTTATAACTTTATGTATTTTGTCAATATTAAAATTTTCATGAGACCCGTCTCGTTTTACAACTTTCATATTGAATATAGTATTTATTGGTTACGTGTTAAGGCTTTGTATTTGCCGCTAAAAATTTTTTAAAATTAGAAATATTATTTTGAGGATTTGAGAAATAAATAATGACCGGTGAGACTATAGTCAGAAAGAAGGGTAAATCTTTCTTTGCTTTAAAGAATTTATGAAAATTATTTTTTGTTGAAAATAATTTTTCACGGTAATCTGAATCTATGGGATAAATTCCATTAGAAAAATACCTAAAAGTGTTTTCACAGTTGACTCCATATAGAGAGAGAATTTTTTGATAGCTAATTATATTATGATTTCTAATGTCACTAAACGTATTTAAATTTGTAATTAATTCTTTATATTCAGGAATAACTTTAATAAATGAACCGTAAAAATATAAAATTTCAAAACCATCATTATGTTTTGCAATAGTATAAAATCTGCATGGTGAATATTTCTTATTTATAGTTACTCGATCAATATCGAATTCGTTACGAAGAACTATACCGTAAAATAACGAATCAGATATTGAATTGTCTAGCAAAGAAAAATTTTCTATATCTAATGGTATATTAACTTTTTCCAAAACATTTAACATGTTTCTATTATACGTATTAATAGAATATATCAACTAAATTATTAATGATTTTTAAAAAAAGAGAGCAGAGTTGGTAATATAGATGTTATCAGAGCAAAAATAGAAGATACAACTGCCACTTTAATCTTCCACGAACCTTCCATTTTTATTTTCTTATGCTCAAATTCGGAAGTTATTTGATTAGATAAATTAAAAAATTTTTCATTTACTATTGAAGTAATATTATGTAGTTGTAATTTCATTTCCTCTCTCATACTATCTAATTTTTGATTTAGGCTATGCTCTACGTTAGATATTTTATTTTCTAAATTCATAGTCTGGCTAACAAGAGACGGTGATCCATTACCCTTATAAACAGTTTTATAAAGCTCATTTACTTCAGATTGAACTCTATCGATATCATTTTTTATATGAGATAGAGCACCAGATAATTGGATATTATCCATCAAAATTATTTATTAGATTTGAAATTGATTAATTAGGGCTCCGGACGGAAGTTTATATATACGACCAAATTTTGCACCAGTAGATTTTTGCATAATAACAGTACATTTATCACCCGTTATTATAGGGCCGTTTACTATGTTATACCCAACATTTATATAGTTAATTCTAATACCAGTAGTTGCATCAACAATTACTAGCTTAGTAGCGCTGTCTAGAACGGCTATATATTGTTTTGGTGTCATAATAGAGATAAAAATTTCTTTACCTCTTCATCTGTTTCAAAGCATGAAAACACACTTAAAGGTACAAAATTATTTATTCTATTATCTATATTATTATATTTTTTAATTTCCGTAAAATAATCATTATTAATATCTATATCTGAAGAAGAACCTAATATTTTTCTTATTTCTGCTATAGCTAACCCCTTTTCCACAAGTTTCTTAGCATCTGAAGTTATATAGTATTTAACTAAATTTTCTGCTCCGTTAAATTTTTCAGCTTTACTATTATAGTAATCAGTATTAAAAAGGTTCTTTTTACCCGTAATTACACAGGTTATTGAAATAGTTTTCATGTAATTTTAATAATACATTATAAATAATAATATGCCATCAACTATTACTAAGCTCGTTTTTAGACGAGGAATGCGTCTTACTGGTCAGACTGTTATATTAAATGAAGGGGAACCCGGGTGGTATACTGATACTAAAAGATTGTACGTAGGTGATAATATTAGAGTTGGTGGCGTTCCTGTAGGTATGAGAAATTATGGGTATCAAAACTTTAATACTTTAAATTTTAATACTGTATTAAGTGGTGCTGAAACAGGTGATATAATTTATGACGATGTTTCTAATCTTTTATATTTTTTAACCGGCACAAATGGATCTGCACAAAACCAGTGGGCACCAATCGATTTTATTGTAAAGGTTGATAACAGTACCGTAGAATTTAATACTTCTTCTGCATTACGAGTTAAAAATTTCGGTATTCAACCTATTCATATTAATTCTGCAAATGTAGGCAGCGGGCTTGTAGGCGGTGCTGGTACTGCTATTAGTGTTAGTGTTGATAATTCTACTATAGAAATAGATTCAAATAAATTGAGATTAAAACCGGGAACAGTACCAGTAAGTTATTTGGGTTCTATAAATCAATTTTCTATTTTGGGAAATACCAATAATTTTGCAGCCCCTATCGAGCAGATAGGGATGTCTAATGGTAAAGTTTTAGGAATGTTTAGTAATGTTCTTGGTCCTATAGATTTTCAAACAATAGTACAATTCGGTGGAGGTGTTGGTACATTTGTATCGTCAAATGGAATACTCGGTTCCATTACCCCGGGTACACCCGCAAACATTAGTGTTTCGTATGACACAGGTATTATTGATACCACGACATCTACTCTAATACAACTTAAACGCAACACCGACGTTACAGGTACTCTACAAACAACAAGTAATGTTATAGCAGGAGGATTAATACGAGCAGGTGGTGATATTATAGCATTTTCATCTTCTGATGAAAGACTAAAAGAAAATATTTTTGAAATTTCTAATTCACTAGAAAAGGTAGATAAACTTAGAGGTGTAGAGTTTGATTGGAAAAAAGATTACCATTTCCAAGGACATGATATTGGAGTAATTGCACAAGAAGTACAGAAAGTATTACCAGAAGCAACTACTGAGAGAAGCGATGGTTATTTAGCTGTTAAGTATGAAAAATTAGTACCATTGCTTATTAATTGTGTTAAAGAACTTAAAAAAGAAATTGATATTTTAAAAAATGAAGTGCGAAAAGTTTGATTTATTAGTAAATAAAATACTTGAAGCTTTAGCTTTTAGTTACAATACATTATATTATCCTGATAAGAAAGCAGTAAGAGGTACCGATATGGGTATGACACAAGTAGATCCAGGTAAAACATTTCCTTCTTCAGATAGCACTCTTCTTTTAAAATTTCCTTCTAAAATTAAAATAAAGAAAAAATCTAAGCGGTAACTATAAGCTTCGCAACATTTTGAGCTCTTCTTTTAACTTGATTTGCCCATTTACTATTTAAAATTTCATTTGCAGCATCATTATATTTACCAGCCAATATAAGTGCTTTTGTATTTTTAAATTTACTCAATCTATTATACCCTAAATTAAATGCCATATCCACTACTGCAAGTTTTATATTCTTAGGCTGATTTATTAAATTAGGCATAAACGTTTGTGCATCGTTTATAGCTATTTTTATACATATATCATATAAATCTTTTACTTGTTGGTCGGATAATGCTTCTTCTCCCGTAACTATCTTATTAAAATTGGCACCCACTTTTGTAATTAATTTTCTTGCATCAGGTCTTGTTAAATTAAACCCTACACCTATAGTGGGTATTCCTAATGAATCTTTATAAACATAATTTCTATAACCTTCATGGTCTTTTATAAGTTCATATAATTCTTGATAATTAATTCTTTTGTCTGGTTCTTTTTGAACGATACCTGGTGGTGGTGGGGGAGGTAAATCAAGACCTTCTAAAATTCTGTTTATTAAATCATTGAATCGCACATTAATATTTATAAACACTTACTGTAACAATCTTAGGATTATTATATGCAAAACGTAATGCATCTTTTTTATTAAGAAAGAATACATCAATTATAGGTAATTTACCGTTAGATGCTTTACGGTTTTTAACTGCAGTACCTGTATCGTGGGCAACTCTTAATCCTAGATTTGGAATATATAATCTTTTATAGTAGGGTATTAATTTTGGGTCAACCGCAACACTTATACCCTCTTTTAATTTGCTGCCAGAAGAGCTTTTGCGTTTAGCAGAATCAGTATCTGTATCACCACCACGTGCCCAATATACAGTAAGTCTTACTTTTATTTTTTTCTCTACTACTGTTTTTTTAACAAATTTTTCTGTAAGTAAGTCTAGGCATTTTGTGTTAAACAGGCTATAGCTATTTGTATAAAGATCGTTACAGTTTTTATGAACATAATAAAAAAGAACAAAAGGTAATAATATTAAACACTTACGCATATTAACTCTCTCTTATTGGGTAGTAAAAATCTACTGAACTGTATTGATTTTTATAATTAAACAATGGTTTACCGAGCTTGTCAGATGCTGCTAATAATCTGTTATTACTCTTAAATAACACTTCAATATGGCCGGGTCTATTTTTTGATTTAGGTTGATATACAGCTATAACTATAGTTTTTTCAGAAATCTTATCAACATCTGATTTTTTAATTTTTATAAAATCATTTTGTTTTTCAAAAAAATGCTTATAGTTTTTAGCATATATAATACCAGTGCTAGCTGTGGTTAATGGGTATGTCTCTCTTCCTTGCCGATTTTGTATTAATCTACCTTCTCTTAATTCAAGATAAGGAAAAGCTGAATGATTTCTTTTTGATACATTATGTAGAATTGCTGTAGCAAACTTTGCACATAACCCACTACTATAACTACGTGTAAACTTTTTTACGTCACCTAAAAATAACTGATATTCTTTATCAGTTAAATTTGGAATAATCTTATTTTGCGGTAGAATTAACTGTGCAGATAGGCTAAATTTCCCTACCAAGCATAAAAATAAAGCTAGCGTATAGATTGTTTTTTTCATAATTTTTAATAAGAAGCCGTAATTACGGCTGGCTAAAATAAGCCAAAGTATTTGTTAGTACCATATTATTTATTAATAATAGATGAAAATTCAACAAAAATCAATAGTTTTTTCTGCTTTATTCCCAAGGAAATACAACCCAAACATCATTTAAAACACATTTTCCATATACTTCAGGCATAAATTTGGTGCCTTGTTTAACATATAGTGAGGCTGTAATAACATCTTTTGATTGCATCATTTCTTTAGTAAGATTAAAGCTTTCACCGGTGTCCGATATATCATCTATTAATAATATTTTGTCCATATTACTAAGATCAGGTATTTGATAAATTTCTACTTTTTCCTTATTAGTTTCATTATATGACTTTAAACCTAAACTATACACCTTTCGAATGTTGAGTATATTGCTTATAACAACAGCGGGTATTAACCCGCCTCTACTCAACCCAATAATATTGTAGTCGATTATATTAGGAAATTTATCTTTTAGTTGCTTTACTACTTTATTACAAAGACTGTTAAAATTTCGCCAGGAAACTATAGCTTTTTTAACTTCCATATCTTATACTATAAAATTAAAATAATAAATCAACTACTAATTGTAAAATAGTAGTCTTACTCTACCAACACCTCCAGTACCACCTTCACCACCAAGACCGGGAGTTGTAGCGTGAAATGCAGATCCACCACCACCACCGCCACCGCCTGGAGAAGCTCCGCTACCACCTGCGCCAGCAGCGACACCGGATGTTGTGCTGATTCCACCACCTGCTCCACCTGAACCTGGAATAAATTCAAATAGTAAATCCTGGGTAGGAG